AAATTTAAAAGGAAAAGTAAAAAAGCTACAAACTGCGATTGTCCAGCGTGGATTGATTATAAAAATAAATCAGAATCAATTCTACAGCAATGACCAGAAGCGCATAATAACAATTTACAGAATCCTTACACCAGTGTACACCTTTAAGAAAAACAAACAAGAATGGAAAATGGAAGATTATGAGATTCTTAAAACGGCATCTATCCCAGAAGTAATATTCTGCTTGCTTGAAATTTATAAGGAGGTAAGCAAATGACGAAATGCAGAGAATGCGGAAAGATTTTGCCAAACGGGCAGATAACAGATATTTGTCTTGATTGCTCCAGAAAAAATATACAAAAATTGTTTCGTGAAAATCCTGAGCTGAAAGATGCATTCGTGGAGTCAATTAATGAATTAAAGAAACCGGAGAATAGAAAAAAGATGGTGTATGACACTTGCCGTGTAATAAATGCAATTAACGAAATGCGTGACGGGCGGTGAGTGGATGAAGAAAGAACTCACACTGAAACAGAAAGCATTTGCAGATGAATATATAAAGAATGGCGGAAATGCAACACAGGCTGCGATATCCGCCGAATATTCTCAAAAGACAGCGTATTCACAGGGGCAGCGTTTGTTGAAAAACGTTAAGGTTTTAGCATATATAGCTAAGCAGACCGAGCGCATTGAGAAAGAACAGCACCGTGATATCATGTCACTAGCAGAGATCCAGGAGCGCAGAAGTAAAATCGCAAAGGGCGAAGTCGTGGACGGTCTCGGATTCTCCCCGGACTTTTCCGATCAGCTTAAGGCTATGGATGGATTGGAGAAAGCTTTGGCGATTGCGGAAAAGCATAAGCTAGAAGCCGAAGAGAAAGAGAAGAGAGAAAAGGCGGCACTCTGGACAATCCCAATCACGGACATCACATCCGACTTTGTGGAGATTTACAGGACAGTACACGAAGCCTTTGCCGGAGAGATAGACGTTCATGAAATCATATCCAAGGGCGGTCGTGGTTCCATAAAATCGAACTTTTGGGGAGATTTGGCATACGAAACCATTCGGCAGGATCCCCAGGCGCATATCGTATACACCAGAAGATATAAGGTTGACTTGCGCGGATCTGTTTACAATCAGTTTATGAAGGTGGTGATACGGTGTAATGATCTGGATAACTGGGACTTTAAGCAGTCTCCGATGTGTGCGGTGTATAAGCCGACCGG